ACACCAACTAATGGAGCAACTGTCAATGCACCAATGAACGCTTCAATGAAGGTCCAAGCAGTTCTTTCAAGCATATCTTTGAGATCTTCACTCATTTTATACTCCCACGAATCGGACCAAGGTGTCCACCATACATTCTTTTTGAATGTACCATCCTGGTTTCTTGCTCTGTTTTTTCTTTCAAACATTATATTATATTCTTACCATCAAGTTTAGCATTCAATGTTTTGATTTCTCCACTTATCTCTTGTAACTTTTCATAAACATCTGTTTTTTCTGCAGGTTTATTAAGTAATTTATCAATAGTTGTATATTCTATGCTTACTTTTTTGCCTTGTAATAATTGATTAGCGACTTTTGTGTACATTTTTTTGTAAGCTGTTCCACTATGTCCAATAAAACCATCCTTGCTTCTATCTAAATCTTGCTGTGTTTCACCTACAATAAGACAACCAGATGTATGTTCATCTGTATTACCACTGTGTATCAAAATGTATGTAAATCCTGGAACTTCCTGTAAATGCAACATACCATAGTGTGAATTACCATATCTTTGTTTGTATTTTGTATGAAATCCACCTGTTTTTCTAAACTCAATGTCATATGTGCCTTCTGGTATGCAGGTTTCGTGCATTACTTTTACTGCTTGATACTGATCCTCTAATGTAAAACACTCAAATACACCATTTATTAATAAAATACCATTGGTTGCATCAGTTCCAAACTGTGTTCTTACTACTGTTAGTTTCATTTATCCTCCTTAGTGTGAGTATATGCCGTACTTACAGTTGCATATTGTAACGTAAGTACCATTTCTTTTAAATGTTTTACAACTCATATCTAACTCATCATCAGTATCATCAAGTATAACATCATCAAACCACATAATTAATGACTATGAGTATAGTTCCATAAATCCTGTATTTGGTTATTTAAATCATCTATTTGATACCACTTTTGATTTACAGTTTCAACCTGGGTTTTTACTCGTTCAAGTTGTTTTAGGAGGTCTTGCCACTCCCATTTCTGTAACTCGTATGCTTGACTATCATTAAAGTTAATCTCCCTATCTTTATATTCTTGAAATGCCCATTCTAAATCTCTTACTTTTTGATCTAAGTTCTGATAATTAGCATCAAGATAAGCTACACGTTCTTCTAAATATTCTGCATTATATGCAACTTGTTCTAGTTGATATATCTTTTCATACAATATTGATATTTGATTGTTGATTTCATTATCTGCTACAAGTTCTTCTAATTGACTAACTCTATCATCAATACCAGATAATGTATCAACCAGTCTGCCGACTGTATTAATACCACCAACAATACCACCCACAATAGTAAAACCACCAATGACAAGTGCAATATTGTTCCTAATTTTTTCAAGCAATTAGTTGCCTCCAGAACAACAACCTTGTCCACAACAGTTGCCCATTACCCACCTACCTTAAATAGTATTTCTCTGATGACTTCTTCTATAATTAAAAGCTGATCGTTGTTGTCTGATAAAGCACTTTGATAACCAGATACAAGAGCCTTTAATGTTGCAACTTCTTGCTGTAAATCATTTACTGTTCTAAATAACCAAGCTACTAAGGCAGCCAATCCACCTTGTAGTATTTGATTCATATTTATTTTTACACTTCCGTTCATATTTATTTCACCTAATCCAATCCCAATCTTCTTCTTTATACTTATCTGGAATTTTAGGGATAGCGAATTTATCTAACCAAACAAAGAAGTTTTTACAAAAATATCCCAATAAAAATCCAATTAAATAATCCATAATACGATTGTATCATAGGATTTTTTATTAAGGCTTATTCAGGTTTTGGATAGTCAGATTTGACTTTTGCAACGTGATCTTTCCAAACAGTTGTACCATTTACTTGATCCCAGTATTGCATATCAAGTTGAGAATTTAAACTTCCATAGGCTTGTAATCTATCTTCTATCCAACCATTTTCTTGCAGGTCAAATTTTGTATTAGCTCTATCTGTAATAATTTGTTCATATTCTTCATCAGTATTTTCCCTTCTAACACCATCAACTGATTTAATTAAGGGTTTTTCTGCCTCAACTTCTGCTCTGACTTCTGCTTTTATTTCTTCTAATGTTGCCATAATTTTCTCCTAACTGTAATTATATCCATATAATCCAAAAAAACCACTAGCAATACTGTAACTATCAACAAAAATAGTTATACCATTACAAGATTGTTTTGCCTCACGATAACCACCACCTTTTATAGCTACCATATTTCCAGAGGCATCAGTTGCACTATGCTCAATATCCCATCTTGCCTCACTATCGCTATCGTAGGCTTTGTAAAGATTTATGTTTGCATTAAAACATTCCCCAGTGTCTGCTCCACCTTCCCCTAAATACATTAAATCATTTCCCGAATATCTATAATCTGTTGCAAGTCCATTCCAAGTAAAATCAGAAACTCCATAATGTCTAAACCATTGTGTAAAATAATTGTTTCCTGTTTCTGGACTACTACTTACAAGCCATCTCATACGCCAACTGTTTGCAGCAACATTATTACCTCTAGCATTTGTAATTAATAATTTATAAATATCGTATGTTCCATCAATACCTGTAAGGTCAACACTTGAAGTATCGCTTGTAACAGTTGTGCTTGATACTAAATTTAATTCTCCTGGCATAACTTAACTTTCCTCGTAACCATAACAAACTATATTGACATCAATATTACCACCTGTACCATAAGTTTGTATTCCTGTAACTCTTTGCACGTTTTTTAAACCTTCAAGCCCATAAAAAGCTCTATCTCTTGGAGATGCTAAATCCATATATCTACTTGAATAACCTGTTGTATATCTATCACTTGCATAAGGATTAGCAATACTGTGTCTAATATTTACAAGACTATCAGCACCATTAAAAACACCTGTATTCATATAATCTCTGTTAGTTGCGTATTCAACTGCGTTATACTGATCCACTCTCCAAGTTCCTGCATTATATTCACTTGCAGTAATAGCACTGCCAGAACTATCTAAAAATCTTTGTCTTACGTTAGATACGGAACTACCACTTGGTATTTTTACAGTGGTAATAACTTCATATAAATTGTATTCAGCTTTAAAACAATTTGTTAAGTCTAAACTTGATACATCAGATGCACTTTTTTCTTTTATTAATATAAACTTACCTGCCATTAGCTTGAAATCCCATATAATGCTAGTTCTCCACTAAAAGAATAGCCACTCATATAAATACTGAATCCATCAACAGAACTATTACTTTGATAAAATGCCACTCCACGATATGGCATAGAACCACTAGCATAACTTTGACCTATAGTTTGAGTATGAATAGTTGTCCAATAGTTAGAATTGTGAGCAAATGATATTAAAGCCCATCCATTTGCAGAGCTATCAACGCCACTCTCATAAGTTCCATAACCTCTATCTACCTCACCAAGTCTTATCAATCCTGTGTCATCTGTATAAAAATATCTTACTTTGTAGCTTTGTCCAGAGTTGCTACCCCAAGTAGCAGCTTGACCTACATTACTATAACCACTGCTTTGATTCGTACCACCAACTTTTAATCTCATATTCCAATAGTTAGCATTATCTCTAATACCTGTGTCAATATCTGTCCAAGTTAAATAATGATAATCATAAGTGCTACCTTGTATGCTTGTAAAATCAATAGATGTATCTGAACTTGCAGTTTGATGTTGTATAAGATTAAGTGCTGGACTTTCTGATTCTAATGCTTGAAGTCCAAATCTTGCTGCTCCTAATGGCATATGTACTCCTAACTAAACGCTAATAACGAATTAAGTAATGGAGTTCCTGCATCATAAAATAAAAATGTTACAAGATCTATAGAGGATGCAGCCGTACTTAATGTAAGACCTGCACCACCTGGTGTCTTTGCTGTAACGTGTGATCCACCATTTACTGTTACTGCATTGATAGCCATAGTTCTACTACCTGTTCCATCTTGTGTAATTTTTAATGTAAAAGATGCAACACCATTACTTGGAACATTTGTAAAATCTATATCTGTTACGTTATGTGCGAGTGTAACAGAACCTGTATTTCCGTTTGATAAGTCTATAGCTAATGTTGTAGCAGATGTTACAGCTACATCTGTTTCTTTGTAGCCTTTAAACTCAACACCATTAGCAGAGGTTTTTTCTTGTATTGTATCAACTTTTAAAATACTGCTCATAATCTATCCTTTGGGGTACTTATCTTTTACTGGTTTAATAATATCAGATTTCCATTTGGTAAGTCCATTATGATAAATATAATCAAGTTGTTCTGCTAATGCTGGATATTC